GTAATGGACAAAGCACAAGCAGACCTTCTTGTAGAAACCGTAAAGAAAACAGACATACTGCAATCATTAAAAGACGACATTATTGAAGCAGCTGCATCAGCCCAAGGTGAAATGACTGTCGAAGATGTAAACCTTCTTGGTGAGCTATTCGCTACACGTTTCACAAAAGATACTTATTTTGACGCTTCTCGCAAAACAAAATTTGGTGCGTCACACAGAAAGATTTTTCCTTTCTTCGATGCCTTTGTTGAGTTGACAGGTTCAGCTGCAAAGTTAGCGACCAACCCTAAAGTCATTCACCGTGCAGATCAAGTTATGGGTGAGCTACGCCAAAACACTTTCTTTGGTACAGACATTGACGGTGACGGAAAGAAAGATTCATTCCTTTACAAAGACCCAGTATCAGGTGAAGAAATGTACGCCGTTAGTGTTGGCGGTGGGTTCCTAAAAGAATGGCGCAAGAACGGTCTTGACTTTAGAGTAGGCAACAGTCTCAGTGGTCTTTCTATGATTACAACCGCATACCCTGGTATTGGTCCAGTGGTTTCATTTCCGTTAATCAAAATGCTTCCAGACTCTTCAGATTTTGACAAGATACGTGACCTTATTGCCCCTTTCGGAATCCCAGATTTATCCAGCCCAGATATTGCACAGTTTGTTTTACCTGGTGCTTCAGATCAGGTAATGAGAATCCTTGGATCGAACGGTCTTGAACTATTCTCTAAAGTAGAAGACAGACAAAAAGCAGCACAATCTGTTATTCGTGCTTTGCAAGTTGCTTCAGCAACAAAAGACTACGATCCTGTAACACCTGGACAACAAGGTCCTACTGGTTATGATTCCCGTGCGCAATGGGAAGCCGACGGTAAAGAACTGGGAACTAAAATTTACGGTCTTATTGGCTGGGCTGGGCTGTTCCTACCTGGTGCCCCTATTGCCCAGTGGACAGCTAAAAGCAAAAAAGGAAACGTCCTTATTGGTGTAATCGCTCAACGCTGGAATCAGATCGACAAGATGGGTGACAAGAACGGGCTTGACTACCAAGACAAACTTGAAATGCTTGTAGAAGAGTTCGGCAATGAAAACTTTGTTGCTTTCATGCAGCCCATCACAGACAGAAGCGTTGTTGGTTCTTCATCGACGAAGGAATACTACGATTGGTATCGTCAAAACAAATCTGTTGTTGACAAATACCAAAACGTTGCTGGCTATTTCAGTCCTAAATCAAGTGAACTTGACCCTGATGTTTGGAATATCCAAAAACTTGCTGGCGATGTAAAATACAAAGACCCTAAACAATTTGCTATCAACCTTGAATCAGCTATTGCCAACTTTGTGTTTAACAGAAACATGAAGGAAGTCATGGACAGCATTTCTCCTGATGACATGTTTGGTACTTTGGCTAATCTTCAAATTAAAGAACAGAAAAAGATACAAACTAAAGCGGTTCAAGCGGCTTACCCTAACTGGGATCGGGCATCAGCAGCGACAGCTTCTCAACGTAACCGTCGTGTCCAGTTGATTGAAGCCCGCAAATTTATTGCTGAACCTTCTGTCCAAGATAACGATTCTGTTAAGGCAGCTACTGAATACTTCAAATACCGTGATGCAAACGTGGCATATACAGTCAGTAACTTTCCGCAGGTAACAGAAGATAACTGGTCATCTGCTTCCAAGATTAGTGGTGCCGTTATTTTGCGTCAGGCTTTGTGGGATGAGGGTGAACGCCTTGCTGAAAAGTATCCTCAGTTTGTGAACTTGTGGCAGAATGTTTTGTCTCGTGAATTTATTTCTGTAGAAGTAGAAGATTAAAAGGATCAACAATGGCACCTAACCCAATGGCACCTAACCCAACACCGACGACCACTGCCCCTCCAACACAACCAACGATTCCTAGACCTGGTGTGACAACTACTACTGTCCCGACTCAAAACGATGTCCCATCGTCAATAGCGCCAACTCTAAAAAACCCAGCTACCTTGTCTTCTGACGGTGGGCAATATGCTTTGGGTGTTTCTGGTCGTCGAATCTACAACAGCAAAGGCGCACTTGTTAAATACGAAGGATACAAGTACAAGTCACCAGCAACGGGCGAGTTGTCTGAACCTAAATACTTTGCAGGCGATGAAGACGCACTATACAGTTTGTCGGTTGAGTCATTGTCTAGCTTACAAAACGCTATGTACAATGTAGGAAAACTTGGGAAAGGGTATTCACCTGGAGTGGTTGACTCCAAAACGACCTCAGCATATAAAAGCCTTCTCTCTACAGCAAATGGTTACGGAGAAGATTTTTATACAACCATCACCCGTCTTGCTTCAGGCGGAGCATCTGTCCGTGGGGGTCAACTAAACCAATACCGTGTATCCAATGACGCAGATGTTCGAGCAATAATGAACAAAGTTTCTCAACAAACCCTTGGTCGCAAACTAGGGGAAGGCGATCTCAACAGACTCTCTGGTTTATACCGTGACCTTGAAAGAACCGCAGGACAAGCCTCTGGAGCCGAAGTTGTTCAAGCCCCACAAGTAGAAACATTCACACAAAACAAACTAGAAGAAATGTTTCCCGAAGATACCAATGCCCGACAGTTTGGGTCATACCTAACAGCGATTGAAAAGAAGTACAACCTCTAATGGCTACCGCACAAGACAAAGCTTTCCTTGCCGAAACAAACAAAAGACTTGGTACCAAGTACACATCTGTTAGGGCGTATCTAACCGACAACGGGAAACTTGAACCCAAAGGCACTAAAGCCGCTGCTCGTTTAGCTGCCGTTCAAAACTATAGAGGCAAAGCCAAAAGAACCGAAATGGTTTTATCTGGAAAAGTTTTTGAGGAATCAAAAAAAATATATGGTTCGACAGCAAACCTATATAACATCCCTGAACTTCAATCCATTTTCAACGATGCCTTTGTTAACCAGTGGGATTCAGACACCCTGCTTAGGGCTATTGACAATACCGAATGGGCTACCAGTCGTACCCAGTCGCAAGAAACTTATGACGTTCAAAAGACAACTGATCCTGTAGAACTGCAAAAGAAAGTTGATGGCATTGTCCCTACTGTCCGTAGGGTTCTGGCTTCTAAAGGCATAACACTTGATGAGGCAGGAATTAAATCAATTGCTGAAAAGGGAACCCGTAACGGTTGGACAGCTGAAGAATGGGATTCTAGTTCCGCATCTGAAGCCATCCGTTTACAACCAGCACCAGCAACAGCTGGCGCACCGACGGCTCCAGTGTCTGCTGTTACGTCATCAGCGTTGCGGATGTTGGCAAAACAATTTGGTGTTGACCCGACAGAAACAACACTTAATTCTTGGGTTAATGAAATTTCTACTAACACCAAAACCAAAGAACAGTTTAACGAATCAATGCGTTCCTCAGCTCAGACGTTGTACCCTACCCTAAGTGAGCGTTTGAAAACAGAAACCTTTGACTCGATTACATCTCCTTACAGAACCCTGTATTCTAAAGTGTTAGAAGTAGACGAAGGCAGTGTTGACCTGACAAGCCCATCTTATTCAAATCTGTTTAATGCTGGCGATGAAAAGAACAGAAGGATGATGAACGCAACCGAGTGGACGTCATTCTTGCGCAAACGTCCAGAATGGCAAAACACCCAGAACGCTTACCAAGAGTATTCTAGTGCTGCTTCTACTCTAAATAAAATCTTCGGAGGAACACGATAATGCCTGCATCAGATCTACTTAAAGGTGTCATCTCAAAGTTCAGGTTAAACCCTCAGCAGACCGCTGCTGTCTTTGCTTTCTTCGATGAAAAAGTTTCTGACCCGACAACCATTTTGACTGAAGAAACTATTTCTTATTATGTTTCTCAGGACCCTGCAATTCAAACAATTTTTGATGAGCGTTTTTCTGGTAACAAGCAACTTCGTGACGCAGGCAAAGCCGAACTGTCATACAGTAGCTATGTCACAAGAGAAGAAGAATTCAAAAACGACCTTCGAGATGCAGGATTCCCACCAGGGTTTTACGACACCACAGAAGATATTGCCAAACTAATCAGCGGAGAAACATCCCGCCAAGAACTACAAGACCGTGCCAAAGCCGCCTATGTAGTAGTCAAGCAAGCCGACCCCGTTATTGTTTCCGAATTGAAAAGGCTTTACAGCCTCAACGATGGGGACCTAGCTGCCTATTTCCTTGACCCAACCAGAGCAGTAGATGCTTTCGGTAAACGCCTCACAGGACAAGACCTTCTTCGTCGTACAGCCGCAGCCCAGATCGGTGCGCAAGCACAAACCCAGGCAGGTATCGGTCTTTCCGCTGCCCAAGCTGAGTCAATCCAAACAAGTGGTGTTAGCACCGCAGAAGCTCAAAAAGGTTTTGCTGAAATCGGCGCACAACAAGAACTATTCAACCCACTTCAAGGTGAACAAGCCATCACACAAGAACAACAAATTGGTGGAACATTCGGCACCAATGCTGAAGCACGTAAAGCAATCGCAGCACGTCGTCGTTCACGTCAAGCAGCGTTCGAAACAGGTGGTGGATTCGCATCGGCACAAGGCGCATCAGCACTCGGCACAGTCGGTCAGTAGCACAACACTTTCAAGTGTGTTAGTTTAAGTCTGATCCCGATGGGAAGACCTACTGACAGCCCCCCTAGTCAGCAGCGTAAATATGGGGTGTAAAAACTAAGTAGCCATTGCAACCCTCCAGTGCAATGTGGACCAAGGAGAGTGCCATATGTCAGAATACGAAGATTTCGATTCAGAATTCGACGACCAAACGGAAACCGAACCCACACAGAATCCTGTACGGGCAAGGATGAAGCAATTGGAAAAAGAAGCCAGAGAGCTACGCAAACAAGTTGCGGAATTCTCAGCAACCCAACGAGAACTAGCTTTCGTTAAAGCAGGAATTGATCCCGCTTCACCGCAAGCCAAGTATTTCGTTAAAGGTTACGACGGTGACTTAACTCCAGAAGCTATCCGTGAAGCCGCCGTTGAAGCACAACTAATTACACCCCTAGCGTCGGAAGATGCAGACAAGCAAGCATGGAAGCAATCTAACAAGATTGCGGCAGGTAGCGAGTCAGCCCCTCCTCCACCGTCGTGGAATAAACGTATTAGTGAAGCATCATCTGAACAAGAGATTTACGATATTTTTGCTGAGGCGCAAGCCCAAGGTATAGACCTTGGGTAAACCACCCAACAATTAAGGAAAAATCCAAATGGCTGATTATTACGCAGCAGAGACAGGTACCGCAAACCTGACTACAGACCAGGTAGCTTTTGAGAAGTTGGCATATTTTGCCCTTCGTCCAGAAATGTATTTTGACCAGTTCGCATCTGTTCAAGCTACAAACGCTACAAACCCAGGTGCTTCAGTGAAGTTCACCGTATTCGCAGACCTCGCAGCGGCTACAACGCCACTGGGTGAAGCTGAGGATGTAACCCCTGTCGCCATGAGCGATAGCCAGGTCACAGTAACCCTTGAAGAATACGGTAACGCAACTGTTACCACCGCTAAACTCCGTGCATCATCGTTCCTTCCTGTGGACCCAGTAGCAGCTCAGGCTGTTGGTTACAACGCTGGTTTGTCAATTGACACCATCGCTCGTAACGCTGTTCAGGCTGGATCAAACGTGATTTACGCAACAGGTGGTGCAACAGACCCATCTAGCCGTACAACCATCAACACTGATGACACCCTTACCGCTAACGATATCCGTCGTGCAGTGGCTCAATTGCGTGGAGCGAATGTTCCAACAATCGGTGGCAACTATGTCGGTTTCATTCACCCAGACGTTTCGTACGACCTTCGTGGTATTACAGATGCTTCTGGTTGGCGTGACTCATACAAGTACACCAACGCAATGCCGCTTTACAACGGTGAAATTGGTATGTTTGAAGGTGTTCGCTTTATGGAGTCGTCCCGTGCGCCTCTGTTCGCAGACGCATCAAACAACTCTGGTGCATCAGGAACCATTGACGTTTACGGTACCCTCATCATGGGACAGCAGGCTCTTGCCAAGGCTGTTTCTATGGGCGGCGAGTACGGTTCACAGCCAACAATCGTGTACGGAACAATCACAGACCTTCTGAAGCGTTTCCGTCCAGTTGGTTGGAAGCATTTCGTTGGTTACTCAGTATTCCGTCAGGAAGCACTGCGTCGTATCGAATCAGCTTCAAGCATTGGTACAAACGCCTAATCATTTCCGACAAGGAATTAATGAAAGCCCCTGCCGAAAGGCGGGGGCTTTTGTTATTATCTAGATATGGCAACATTTATTACCCCAACAGACAATCTTGTGTATTGGTCTGAACCAGAGGAAAGAGGAATCTTTGCTTATCTTCGCCCTGGTCGTCGTGGACGGAACGTGTTCAAAATGACTGATGGGTCTTTTCAGGAAACTGAACCGTCTGACCATAGTTTGATTTCTTATACGTATCATGGTGGTCATGTGCATACAGTGTCAGGTCAGGAACAAGCCGATCTTGTGGCTGCTGGTTATGGAGCGTTCATTTCGTGAAGCATAGGGAAACACATCCGTACTTGGATGTTGAGGGTTGTTTTGGTTGCAGGGTTGCAGGGGTTCAGATGGGGTCTAACTCTACGACCACTA